ACATAACCAAATCTTGAGCAGGAGTGCGATTCATTGGTTGATTCATTTGTCGTAACCGCCCTTTTTCATTTTCTTTTTGCCGCCCTTGCGAGCTTTCTTTGCTGCTTTCATTCCTTCTTTCGTGTAAGGAAACTTCTTACCTTTTACCATTGGCATAACGTCTCTCCTATTTTCTAAATCGTCTGGTTTTCTTTGCTATCTTCTTCGGTTGTGCTGAAGTCTTTTTACCTTTCTTCATATCGGCTCGTTTCTTGCGAGTCGTTGCTGCGTATTCTTTATCTGACATGGCCTTAATAGCTGCGGAGGGCAGATAACGCTCCCCGGTGGCTTTCTTGCCTTGCGTCGATGGCTTGCCTGACTTTGTGCGCCACTTCTGCGCTGTCCACTTTTTTAAACTCTTTTGAGACTTTTTAAGGGCCATTAGTCTCGATAGCCTCCACCTTTAGCCTTGTATTGCTTTGCGAGCATTTGTGCTTTTCTCGCTGTCCATTGTCCTCGGCTGCCGCCCTTGCTCCCTGCTTTGATCTTGTTAAAAAGATTCTTTCGCATGGTAGGCTTAGTGTAGTTTCCAGCCTCATTGACACGAGACTTTGTTTTCTTTTTTGCTTTGGTTTTTCGCTTCACGACCATTTTGTTTTATCTGCCCAATATGCTGCGGACATCTTGCCCTTTGCTATGTTCTTTGCGTGTCGTGCTTTAAAAGACTTTCTTTTGTTCTTCATTGCTTGGCTTTCGCCTTTCTTCGGTGCGCCAGCGGTTGAGGCTCCTTGTTGTCCAAATCTAATCGTTTTGATCTTGTCGCCTTGCTTCGCTACGACAATGTGAGACTTCTTCGGGTGATTCGGCGTTCGCTTTGGTTTGTTAAATCCTGTGACTCCTGCCCTAGTAAGTCTGGGATCTTTTTTTGCCATTAAAATATACCTTGTTGTCGAGGATAAGAATATCGTCCCACTTTGATAAACAAACGCCCTTGACCTTAAAGTTCTTCTCAATATGCGCTTTAGTACCTAAACACGCATCTATTTGGTAGTCACCGTTAAAGTCTTTGAAGTGATACCATGCTAAATTACTAATTAGGTAAAGAGTAGTTATCAAATAACTGGTAGCCCTACTGACTGACGTAATCTCATCTGAGCAATCTGCTTAGACTCTAAGTCTTCCTGCGCTTCTGCGAGCTTCATTTGCTCGACCGCTGTTTTGACAGTGTTCATTGATGCTTTGCTTTCTCGTTCGATTGCCTCGGCTCTTTCGGTTGCTACTTCTGCTTGTTTGAGTGCAAGCTCTAACTGCGCCGCTTGTTGCTCTAATTGCTTGCTTGCCTGTATCTGAGACTCAAGCGCAACGGCCTCTTCTTGATTCGGCTCTATGATTCCTGCTTTCACTCCTGCGCTTCTGAGACGTTTGATTGCTTCATCGCCTCCAACTAGATCAAGGTTTTGGAATAGAATGTCTCCGACTAACTGACTCATAGCAGGGTTTTGAGCGATCATTGAAGAGAGTTGTTCTGCTGTCTCTTGCTTGCGAGTTGTGAAGGATGGGCCGCTTGCGATCTTGATGTCGTAGTTCCCGACGTTCAAGTCCATTGTTTTGACGAATGTCCCGGTCTGAGCGTCCATCAAAGTCTTGTTTACTTGAACTGTCTCTTCTCGCTCGTCCTCGCCTATAATCCTAATTGTTCTTTCGGTGTCGTACACGGCAGGTATCATGTCGATCATGATCCTTCCGGCTAACTCCATCGAGTCGATTAACTGATCTTGATACTCAAAGTTAGACATCTCGCCCTGAAACTGTCTTCGGCCGATTGCTACGCCTGACGTCTCTTGGCCTTGTTGTCCTATGTTTGCATCAAATATCCCAGTCGTTGCTTTGATGTCCTCTGCTGCGAACTGAGCATCTTGTAAGAGTCCGGGTGATCCTTGTGCTGGGGATTCTCGATAGGGTTTTTGCCCTTGGTCAAAATTAAACTGAAGAACTGGATCGTTTGAAACCATCATGTTCTTCCACTTGCTCTCATGCCCCTTAATCATTGCTGGCGTTACGAAGTAAGGCTGTTTCGGCGTGAGGGCTGTAACCTCGACTGCTACGCTTCGAGAGTAGTTATAGAGTCTCTGAGCGTCCTTGGCTTTGCGTACAATGCCTCTTGTGATGTAACGACCGTTTATGTTGGAAGTCTTACCAAACATCGGCACAAGAGGAATAAATCGTCCGACACACTCAACCTCTTCGAGTATCTCCATGCCGCTAATCTTAAATCGCTCTAGCTTTCGCTTCTGAACCTTTCTGGTCTTTCCTAACGTGATGCCTTGCAGATTTAACTCATCTCTAACTGGTTGCACTTCCTCCAAGTCTAAGACTCGTCCGTCTGACAGTTGGACTAGCGTTCTCTCTTCATTCACGATTCTGAAGTAATCAGCTACTCGTACAAAGTCCTCACTAACCCACGAATCCATGTTTCCAGTTGAAGTAAAGTCACTTTCGCCCGGATAAGACTCTGCGTCTGGATAAAGCCTCTCAAACTCTTTGCGCTCCATGTCCTCAAACATAAAGCCAAAGCGAGCCTCTTGAACGTGCTGCGCTTGGATAATCGGGTCGAGAAGTACAGAAAAAGGATTCTTGATCTCTCGGAGGATAATGTCTTGATCGAGAGAAACGTCATCGATGTAATCGTGATCCACCAGTAGACAGCCCCACCCGGACTTAACCGCAAACTTAAATGCCGTTTTAAAGGCTTGTATGCCTCTCTGGTCGATTTGACGTATTAGCCCTTGGTAGACTTCAGCTATGTCCTCATCGCCTTCCTCTGCGGCTCTGACTTTGACTGAGGGCATTTGTGCCATCTGGCCGCCAACAACTCGGTCAACGGATGCAGAGAGTTTGTCAAAAGTTAAGCAAGGACGATTGTGTCGTGATTCTCGGACTGAATCCTCCCATTGGCCTTCATCGTCATCGATAAACGACACATCAGCAACGGATTGCTCATAGATGTCTGACCATCCATCAGATGCCGTTTCAAAGCGTTCTAACGCCTCTTTGACGATTTCGTTTTGTTCTTCGCTATTTCGTTTCATCACCACTCACTCGCAAAGTCGAGTTCTTGAATGTAAGTATCTTCCTCAAATGCTTGTGCAAACATTCGGAAGGCGTCAGCCCCATTGCTTGCTGCGTTATGAAGAGGCACTTTTCTAAAGGTGTCGTGTTTTTCGTCAAACTGGTATTGATAGTTTGCAAGAGCCTCTAATCCAGCCTCACAATTTTCCTCATGGAAAAAGCAAGCTTTAAATTTATCTCGAACCATCGCTATACCGTCTTCAACGCTTGCAATCCTTGGAACAGTCGTAATCGGATGCACTCCTAAGCCTTCCAAGATGTCTCTCCTGCTTCGGTTGTTACTTCCAAGCGAGATCACCTCAACATCGTGAGGCAGGTAGTGCGTTCCGTACAAATAGCCTTTTTCTTTCAGGACATGAGCATAGTGATCCAAGTCGACCAAGCGGTGTTCATAGTAATCAATGAATCTCAGTTCCTTGCCAAGCGACTGCATGAACCATATTGCAGTCGAATCATTCCGGCCGAGATCCCAAAATGTATGCACCTCTAAGCTCTCAACCGGGAACCAACAAATCCTACCTTCGTCTCTGGCTTGCTTGAGTTGATTTCTGTAGATGCTACCGTCAACGAATTGCTTTAGCTCTCCTTCGTAAACGTGGAGATATTCCTCCTCATTCTGATCTTTGAGGATTTGCATCTCTTCTGGGAGAGTCGTTTGACTGAAATACGGATTGTCCCGATAGCTCACTTTCTTAACCATTGCGTTTTGCGGTGGATACAAAACAAATCTCTGATAGGCTGCGTCTGTCTTATGCTCTGGATTAAAGCTTACCCAAATCTCGGATCCGGGCTTTCTGATTGAAGGTATCAAAGTCCTCCAAGAGTTCTCACTGACCGAACTTGCCTCCTCAACCCAACAAAGATCAATGTTGTCTATGCTCTTGATCGACTGAATGTTTGCAAGAAGTCCAGTAAATATGAACGTCGTGCCGTTTACTCCACGAATCTCGTTCTGAGTTACTTCGTAGAACCTTTCAAGTCCAAGTGCTTCGATCCTTGATGCCAGTAGAGAATGAACAGAATCTTTGATTGATCTCTGAATCTCTCTGGCGCATAAAATTCTTTTTGGGCTTTCTGTTCCCTTTAGAAGAAGGGCTGACGCCATCTGTACAGACTTCCCGGCTCCTCGACCTCCCCAATAGCATTTAATCCTATGAGGCTCGTACAGTTCTCTAAATGCTGTCGGAACCCTACGTTTCAGGGGTGTCGCTAAATTGGATTTCATAGGCTGCAATCTGAACTGGGTAATCCTCATCCCCAGAAAGCTCAATGCTCTTGAGATCAGGTAGATACTTGCTTACAAGTTTAATCCGGCTGTCGATGGCTCCTTTGATCCGACTTACTGCAACACTGTCCATTTCAGTGTCCAGCTCCTCTAATTTTTTAATGGACTCAACGACTTGCTCAATGTGCTTCTGGTTCGCAAGTTGTTCTCGCAGACTATCCTGTCTGATCTTCCGATTCGTCTGCGCTCTCGTCATTGCCATCGTTTACTTCCTTTAACTTCTTCAATACTTCAATCTGTTCGATCAACTGTTTGATCTGGCCGCCCAACAAAACGCATTGGTTCATCGCATCGTTTCGCTGCTGTTCCAGTATCTCAATTCTGCCCTTGAGTTCTTCTGTCATTAGAAGTGTCTATGGTCTGTTGGATTATTTACCTTCACTTTGATGAAGCTGGCGTCTTTCTTTCCGTTGGCATAAGTCGCAGTCACTTTTATCACGCCATCTCCAGAATGAGCCGAGCTTGCGTAGAAACTAGCCACGTTTGAGCTGACTGAGGGAGTTGTTAGAGTAAGCCCTTGTCTGCCTTTGCTTTCGGCAGTAACGCCTGAGACTGATGTACTCTGATCTGATGCTGCGTTACTGAAATCAACTTTATACAGCATCTCAGTTGTGACGTTCTGTCCATAGCTCCGATTTTGTGAGCTATTCCGATGGGGGTCAATAAGAATGCGTCTACTCATTTCCTGCGCCTTGCCTTGGCTTTTTTCTTGACGATCTTGTTGATCTCTCTCGCTTGGCCTTTATGAGTCCGGCTTGCTTTGTTCAGAGACTTCGCTATTTTTTTGAGTTTTCTTTCGACTCGTTTTGTCATGGGATTCCCGAAACAATCAGGGGGAAGGGAGAACTTTCCCCCGTCATGCCATCAATGAAAAGGTGATTCATGCATCGGTGCGCCGAGACTCCCTCAAGGGGTCAAGAGTCAGCAGTCGCACCTTCACATACCTTACACTATAAAAAACGTGTTGCAAACCTTTTTCTTTGCCAAGCACTTCTCTTAAAACGTACATAAACAAAGGGCTGTAAACGTTTTTGGGTAGGGGGGGTATAGGGATAGGTGTAAGGGCAGGAGGGAGAGTAGGTTTAGGGGTAGGGGTAGGGCTTATTATTAACTGGTATCACGATTTAACTGCGCAAAAGTTAGTGCAGAAAAATACCTTATTTAATTGCACTAAATTACTTGTATTACATGTAATGATGCATTATCATCCTTGTAACTTAAATAAATCAAGGGGAAACAATATGGCTTACCGTTACAACAGCGACATTGAATATTTAATTCCAGATGGGAGGTGGCAATCAGAAGATACGACAGAATACCTACTTACTAAAAAATGGGTAGTTTGTCCGACCTGTAAAGGTGAGGGCAACATTGGCAATCCTGCATTCAATGGCATGACTGCTGACGAGATTCATCCAGATGACCGGGACGAGTTCTACAAAAATTATTTTTCAGGCGTTTATGATGTTACTTGTCCTCAATGCGATGGGAGAACGACTGTCCAAGATTATGACATTTCACGCTTGGAAACCAAGCATCGTCAAGAATTAGAGCAGCAACTTTCAAAGATGAAAATGTTAGAAGCAGAAGATCAGTCATGGGCGTTAGCAGAGCAACGCATGGGCTGTTAGTAAGTTAAATAAATTAAGGGGAAATAAAATGAAAAGAACCAAAAAAATGTTAGACGGAATAAGGCGGGATTCAAGGGATCAAGTAATACAGAAAATCCGCAGCCTTGAAAATGATCTAAAAAACAAGGGAGCGACTACCTCAATTCCGCTTGATCTACTAATTCAAATGCTAGAGTACTGGTCTTCACAAGAGCCTGATCGATATGAAGAAACCATCAACGGAGATCAGGCATGAACGAAACTAAAGAGGAGAGAAAAGCCCGGCTCAATCGTGACCGGGTTCAACGCCATAGGCTGAAACGCAGGAGGCAGGGACTCGTTAAGGTTGAGGTGTATGTCCTGCCCCAGTTTAGAAAAAAGCTCTTAGATTTTGCTAAAGGGCTTTCTTCTTTTTAGCTTTTCGAGGCTTGGCTTTTGGGGGTTCTACCTCAGAGGTCAAGCCCAACCATTTTTTAATCTTTTCCCACAATTTACGCATAGTTTTTTCCTAATTTTTCATCCAATAAAACTTGAACCAAATCAAATGCAGTATTTTTAAGTTCTCTTGCTTTAGTCAGGCTAACGCTTGCCTCTTTCGCTACTCTTTTCATGTCCCCGGTGCTGTAAAACCATTTTAAGACTAGAGGGTACTTACTGTTTACTTTGCTGATCTGACCAATGATCGAGTCAATCAAAATCAAATCGCTGCTGATGATGTCCCTTGGTGGTGACTTCGTTTCCTTTGCATTAATATAAGACTTTAAAGGATTCTTTTTACCGCCTACCTCAAGGGCAAAGTGTCCATCAAGGAGACTCTGAGCCTTGTAAGGGTTGGCTGATTCTTGCGCCAGTTCCCTTACCCACAACTCTATTAACTTGTCTGCTTTATCCGCAAGGGTCATTGGCTAACGCTAGGACTCGTTCACTCAATCTTTTGGCCCGATTCGGTGTTTGATGTAAAGCCCATTTGCTATCCATCATTTCCAAGGACGCACCGCCATAAGCTCCTTCTTGAAAGTACGCATTGAACTTCTTAAAGCTAGAAAGCCCTTTTCTACCAAGTTGAAAAGCCATGTTAACAACGATATGACAGCGTTCTTCGCTCCACGAATCAAATCTGTCTCCATAAATCGCTCGGCAGTCCTCAATAGCTGTTTGAACATCTTTCTCAAAGTGTTGCTTAACCGAGTCCATTGGGACTGTATCGCCCTCCACAAATCCATATTCTGCATCTCCCGGAACAATCTTATGCCCTATGCCACAAGTCAAAAATCCTAAACTACATTTATAAATCAGAGACTCGCCCTCGTCGTTTGTGACAAGTCCCTCGTCTGATTTAATCTCTTCATAAAGTTGATCTAAGTTAACGGCCATAATGTTTCCCTAAAACGTATCCAACAATAAAACCAACTGCGATTAGTATTTCCATTATTTTTTACCATTGAAACTTTGGAACCCAAAGAAGGCCGCAATCAAACCTGAGACACTAATGAAGTAAACAGATGCAATGTCTCCGAGGATGGTAGCAGCCTGATCCAGTTTTAAAAAAGAGGTGATGACTATTCCGCTGGGATAGAGGAGCATCCCCCATAGAGCAAACCAGCACATAGTTTTCTGAGCATCAGCTTTTTCATTCTGTAGCTCTAAGGCTTGCAATCTCTCGGTTGTGGCGAGTTCTGCATCTGTGACTACGCCATCTCCGTCAGTATCGTACTTGTTATATTCACTTCCCGGCTCTAGTTCTTTGTTCATTTCTTTCTCAGATTCATTAGTTTATCAACGCCTTTCACTCCAAAAGAAGCTGAGACTGCCAAAAATAAAAGATAGCTATACCAATCTGGTAATTCTTCAAGAGCCTGAAACCCTGATTTCACTCGGTCAATTATCATAGGATCGTCCATCACAACGCCAGCACCGACTGCTAGTAAAGGTATAGAAAGCAAAATAGTGAACCACTCGTCTTTCCACGAATTAGCAGAAGCATCAGCCATTTTAGCTTCCCAATCTGCGTCATTCTGAATTTGTGACATCTTCGCTTGATGTTTAGCTTGAGCAATTTCACCTCTGTTTTTTATGATCCCGGTAGCAATGTTAGCAACTGGCGCAATCAGTGAAGTTAATAGACTCATGCAGCTTCCTCCCTTTTCTTTAAGGCTTGTCGATAGTAGAGAATCTTATCGATTAACCACTGTCGTTCCCACTTCCATGCCTTGGTAGATTCTCGTTTGAGATTTTCTACTGCCTCATCTCCTATTTGAAGTCTTAGCTTTCTTTCAAATTCAACAGGCTTTCCATGATGGTACTCATTACACGCACTACATTGAGTTCTAACATTGTCTTCATCGTATTTGACTGGAGAGTACGTCCGGGGAATAAAGTGTCCGGCTTGTCTGTCTCTGCCTTCACAACGCTTGCCACAAGTAAAGCACTCTGAGCCGTAAACTGCTT